GGGCTTCATACTGGTGCCAACAGACTCGGCGCTGTATTTGGATAGGACAGCGTTTAAAGCCTCTAAGCTGACATCGCCGCCCTCTTTCTCGATTCGGGCTAATGACTTCATAGTTTCTGGGAATTGAGATTCAAACTCAGCTTGTAGATGAGGGTCTTCTATATCACCCCAGTATTTCTTTTTGGCCGCTGTAATATCGGTGGCATCAATCTTGCCGCCTTCATTGGGGATGTCATCAAACGCTTGTTTAGCGACCGCAAATCGATCATCCTTGATTTTCTGCGTGGTCTTCTTCAAGTCACTGGAAACCTCAGTAGTAGGCCGACTTCTGGCCGCTGTGCGCTTCGCTTTGCGTTCTGCGGTGGTAGTCTTTGTCAAAACACCCTGTGCGGCTTCCTGTAGGGCCTGTTTTTCGTCTGCAACGACTTTAGCGGGTACGCGGGCAGCTTGAGCCGCATCACCTTCTATAGCCCCTGTGGCGTCGTACACGTCCTGTTCTATCTGGCCGCTGATTCGCTGAACATCACTACGGCGGTGTTCTTTGGCGTAAGTCTTTTCAAAATCGAGTATGCCAGCGTCGCCGGATAGCTGACCCAGAGTACCTTTCTCACCCGCTGCGATTTTGGTTTTAACGCGTTTAAACACCTCGTCAATATGACTGACCATCAGTTCAGGGTCAGACGTCCAAGTATTACGAATAATTTCTTCAAGCCCTTGGCGGATTTCATTATCGCTGGCGTTAGCTACCGTATCGCCAGATAGTACAGAGCGTTTCAACTTGCGCGGAATTGATGTCAGGCTACCGCCTGTTTTAGTAAGCAGTTTAAACATAGCGGGATAGTCTTGAGCGAACGCCGCGCCCATGACGCCTGCCAGTTCACCTTTACCGCCTGCTACCTGCTCGCCTGCCGCGCCCGCCGTAACGGATAGCGGCAGAGTGCGCATAGCGGCTTCTACCCCTTTAGGCCCGCCCATCCATGCGGTGGTGCCAAGTTCAGTAGTCAATTGAGCGCCTTTTTTAAGTGGGTCGAGCCACATATCACCCTCGCCTTCGGCGATCTGTTCGTCAAAGAATTCTGGAGACTCAAACATTTTGGCGGTGCGTTTACCGTATTCGGTAGGTTCCATAAAACCTTTGCCGAAAGCCCCTATTTTACTCAGCCCCCATCCCTCATCTTCTCCAGCGCGACCCATACCAGAACGGAACCGTTCAGAGAAGCCGGAACTGATGTTACCTGTCGCGGGGTCGTAGTTAGGGATGACAAAACCTGCCATATCGGCCATAAATTCGGATGTTTCCTGATTCGTGCGGCCAATAGTGCGCCCCACATCAGTCAATTGCTCGCCTGTAGTGAATTCGCTAGGCTGATTTTCTGTTGCTGCGGGTCTTTCCCCTGAAAAACGCCCAAACTTACGCTCAACGGGTGCCGCGCTCGCCTGTTTTGCCGCCAGTAACTCGTCAAAAGAACGTGGTTTAGCCGCCGCGTTTACGGAAGCATTTTTAGCCGCTAAAAGTTCTTCAAAACTGCGCATTACTTAGCCTTCCAGTTGTAGCTTTTGATCGTCAGTTAAGCCGTTCCATTCGTCTTCGGTCATGCCGTAATCGTTTCTCGGTATGCCGCCGCCCTGTTCAGCATTACCACCAGAGAAAGCGAAATCATATCCATCATGCAAAATAGCATCGACTTCGGCTTCTAACAGGTCACGTTCTTCGCCTGTCGGAATAGTCCGCTTCTTGCGTAGGAAGTCTTCCATTTTACGATTCGCTTTCTGCATACGTTCAACGCCTTCGCGCTTATGTATCAACCATGCCCGCATGTCTTCTGGCGTCATGTTAGGCTGCGCGGCCTTATTCAATTCGGCCAAATCTCTGTCAGAAACAGGAGTTAATTTGTACTGGGCCAGCATATTAAGAGTTTCTTTCGCCTTCGCTGATTCAAATCTGCTGGTGGCGTCGGTAAGCGTTGTAAACATGCTGTAAATCTGGCCTGTCTCAGCGCCATCATCGATAGCCTTGACCATGACGTCGATATTACGCATGGAATCCCCGTAAACAGAGTCTAGATCAGCAACACCCCTGATCTTGTCATTGACTTCTTCGGCGTCTAACTTGGCCCATTCGCCAGCGGTCGTAACCGCCCCTTTAATTTCAGCCTGTGACTTTGCGCCTTGCGCTATGATGTCTTTATTGGCCTCTCTGAAAGCGTTGATATCAGGGTATTCTTGCTGGTTGTAAACGATCGTGCCGTCTGGATATCTCAGGTAGCTGATATTGGTTCCATCGATCGTTACGCGCTTGGCTGCGCCTGTGGTATTAGCCTCACTCAAACCCTCTGAGTCGGGTATTTTAACCAGCGGGCCTGTACCGCCTTTATAGCCATACCATGCAATTTTACCATCTCTATCGCGCATCTGAGTTGGGTCAGTGTATTCGCCTGCCTCAAGGGCAAGCTGTTCATCTTTAAGCCTGTTAGTGCGAGATAACGCGGTAGCCGCAAGCGTATCTTTCTGAGTGTCACGCCCACGCTGATATTGCTCTTTCTCAGCCGCTACAGAACGCCCTAATGCCTGCTCACGGCGGGTGCCCGCCCCTTTGGCACTGGTCATTGCGTCAGAAGTCATTTGAGCCCCAGCGTCCCTAACACGCTGGCTACCTGACCCTTGAAAAAACTGCCCCAGATTACGATCACTTCGTAACTGGCGCGCAAGCGCCTGTTGGTCTGCCTGTTCAGGCGGAACCAGCCCCATTAATGCCTCTATTTGACCCGCCATGATACTTACCTTTTTGTCATCATTCGCAAATAATCAGCCATTTGCATCTGTTCGCCAGTAGTGGCCGCGTTTAAATCGGCCTGCCCTGACTTGTACTGTTTCTGCGCCTGATAGTTTTGCATACCCGCGCCGATGTGTTCAAGCGGGTTAGCCGCGACATACATCCCGCCAGCGTAACGACCTTTGGGAGAGTCTGTTCGCAGCGCATCTGCCCTGTCCATACGGCCTTGCGCCTGCCCGCCCATCACGCCATGATCTTTGGCGTACTCCATCAGGAACGCTTGACGTTCTTCGTCAGAAGCCATGCCGTTTAACTGCTGTTTAAGCTGTTCCCATTGCGTCGGTTCAAGCGTATCTACAAAAGCCTGCATGTCCGGTACTGACTGCCCAGCATTTGTCATGTCCAGATCAGCCATAGGCGCTGGGGCCATTGGATTTATACCTTGTGTCGGGCCCATTATTTTATCCTCGCGTAATCAACGGCAGCATAACCGTGTGGCAGCATTATTACTGCATCTTGATTAATTTCATCGGCCATAACTCCAACCGCCCATTCGCCCCAGATATACTGGAACAGATACATTGGATAGCGTTTAAACGTACCAATTCTGGTGATGAACCTTTTCAGGCGTCTGTCAGACATCATCGCCATGCTACCACCCGCCATGCCAGCGCCCTGCATCAAGCTATTCCACATGGCCTGATCAGCGCTGAATTGATCTTGTTCACCCTGATACTGATCGCGCGCTGCACCTGTGTAATCTGTCGCCGCGCCTCTACCCGCCTGATTGTACTGCGGCATACTCGGCATGCCGACTTGTTGACCAGACAGCAAAGCGTTTATCTCGTTTAAATTGAACCCGCGTTGCTGCATCATCTCGGTAAGCTGTTGCTGGCGCTGAACATTCTGCCTGTCAGCTTCTGCGCCGCCCTGTGCAAAATTCTGGCCTCCTGCCGTCGCTTCCTGTCCAAACGCCTGCCCTGCGGCAGTATTGGCAAACTGGCCAGAGCGAAGCATCTCACCCATATCCTGTTCACGTCCCGCGCGCTGATCGGCAATCGTTCTGGACGCTTCCTGCCCGCCGCCCATGATCGAGCCGTATTGGGCTTGCTGGTATGCGTCTGTTCGTTCGCGCCCCAGATTCTCCATAGCTTGTTTATACGCGGGGTCATCAGGACGTAAGCCCTGCGCCGCTAGTCGGGCCTCTGCCTGACTGGTTCGCTGTTCCCATTGTGGGTCAAGCCTGCTTGTTGCGCGTCCGTAGATGGCATCCTCGGCATTCTGGCGCGCATCTTCCGCACTGGTTCGCCCTTCGGCACCGGAGAAATCCACCCCTCGTTGCAATTCTTCGGGCGATAAGTTACCTGCCTCGGGGCCTTGCTTCCAGTCAGGTAGGCCGCTGTAATCCATCGGGTCTTTGAAATCTTCTTCAACGCGCTCGTATAACCCGCTTGCCTGCTCAGACTTCCTGCGTTGGACATCAAATTGAGCATCAAGCGCAGCTTGTGACTCAGGGTTTAAATTGGTGTACTGCTCCCAACTGGTGACAGGCTCGCCCGTAGTAGGGTCAACAACGCTGCTTTGTTCCCATGTGGTCGACCCGAATGGGGTGTATTGGTTGGGCCTGTTGGCGTAAGTCTGATCGCGCAAGGCTTCCTTGTCAGATGCTGCGGTAGCCTCAGCGGCAGATTTATAGTCGGGCGGCGCTGGGGCTGACTTGCCTTGGCAGCTAAATTTCTCACCTGAAAGCAGTACGTTTAAACGCTGTTCAGCCCTGTTTGGAATATACATCACGCAACCTCTTGTAATCTAATTTCTTTCGGTATGAACCGGCAGTCCGCCTTATTCATCTGGTAGATAATAAAATCAACCCCGACGGCATATCCATCTTTGATGGTGCTTACGGGTTTAAACCCTAAATGCTCGTTGAATTTGATCGCTTTCTTGTTCGTGCTTGGGGTTGTGCCGATCAGTATACCGCGTCCGGCAGTAATGAAAACGTATGTAAACAGTTCCTTGACCAAAACTCTCAACGCCATAGGTTCATCAATAGCGACATGGCCAACCACAGAATTAGGGCACCAGCTATCGAGAATGACGCCAGCAACAGGATAACCATGATTTTCAACGATAATGCCTTTGGTGTCTTCGCAGTAAACAGCATGTACTCGCTCCTTCATCCATCCAGCGTGTTTATTAAAATTAAAAGGTACGCAATTCACAGTAGCCCACCCCTGTCAAACATAATATCAGCGCCCACGTAGGTTAGTTCGTTGGTCGCTTCGCCTCTATACGCAACAGCTATATGCCGCCCCATACCGTTTACACCAATAGTTTCAAGATAGCTTTGTGCGTTACCCGCCCAAAGTGCGTTATCCCAAATGGCGCTATCCCATGTTGCGACGTCTAACTCGACAAAGGGCGGTGAATTTAATAATTCAGTTAGATCAAAATCATATCTGATTTGCACGCTGAATACTGGTTGTGCAGAACCTATCCAATAGGGCCGTATCCATTGTGGCCGCTTCCAATTTGCCGCCATACCCAGTCCTGAGTAATGAGTCAACATGCTGAACGTAATCGCTTTAGATGAACTACCATCCAGCAGTATTTCGTCTGTGGTGCCTTCCATCGACATGATGCGCCCGTTGCTAGTACCGAACAGATAGGTATGGCCTGACTGTACCTGACACCTGATATCCAAATCACGGAACATCGACCACGCATTGGAAGAAGTATCCAGCACAAACTGTATTGGTGCCCTGCTAACTAACGGCGGAGTAGGCACTGAAACGATAGTTATATTTTGATGCGGGACTTGCAATAGCGACCAACCGTATACGTTTAAACTCCCTGCCATTTCAGCACGAAGATACTGACTTATGTTCTTGGATATGAATTGATTATTATCTAAATCAGCTCTACCACGTAAAAGCGCAGAACAAGTGACCAGTCCGCTAGTTGACATGATAAGTACATCACCACCCCAGTCAGACATAACTTTCCTGCCTTCTGGTACGGAACCTACAGCCCACCTTCCTACAAGGACTAAATCGGCTGCTGTAGTAGGATCAATCCCTTCCCACACCAGTACGTCGCCGCCAGACGAAATCATTACAAATTTATCGTCCATGCCATCGCCAGAATCAAGAGACCACGTTGAATTCTGTACTAAATGACCGCCTTCTTTAAACCGACTACCAACGTCCATTGGGGTGATATCACCTGTCAATGAAAGCGGGTCTAAAAACCACGCCCGCGCTGAGTTCTTTTCTACGAACCAGATACGACCATTCCACTCAACGATCTGAACCAACTTGTCAGCATCTGGTTTTGGACTTCCTGTAAACGTGCCCGCAGTCCATTCCGTACCGTCAAATATCCAATACCCGTTATCTTCGTCAGTGATAAGTAAAAAATGATCACCCCCGACATTGGTGTAGTTAAGTGCTGTAGCCCACCCTGCATTTCCGCCTTGATTCGGCCAGATAAAATCAGAAGCTAGATCACCCAGCACCCATGGGCCTGCGCCCCCTGCGGTAACGTCATGGATACCCATATCCGTCACTGCAAATACGTGATCGGCTGCACCCCCCGCGACTATAGAGTTAAAAAACATGATTGACCTGATATCCCCGTTAGGGCCCTCACTATCAGGTATGTTTGTGACTGTTTCACGCGAGCCCTGACGCACCCTGACGCCGTATTCACCCGCAATCAGGTTGTACAGCCAGATAGCCGAATCAACGCCTGTATCACCTTCGGCGGAAGCTGAATGCCCACCAAAAAGCCCTGTAGCGACGATGCCTTTTATCGGCGCGGGCACCCCTACCGAGTTAGTGGCTTGACCTTGTGCTTTACGTCTGGCTGAGAACATTATTAGGGCCCGAACCCTGTATCTGGGGTGTTACGGAAAGAATCCAGATAGGGTACACCACCGTAAGTCTGCCCCGCATTCAAAACGGGAGCGCCTTTGTCTTTTCCTGTCCATGAAACGAAAGCGATTTCATACTCACGCATGGCATTAGTAGTATCAAAACCCCTTGCTTGCAGGAAACGTACTTTCACCGCACGTTCAAACAGATGGGCTTCATACATCACTAAATCAGCGGCCTGCACTACCTTATCCGAATAAACGCCCGCGAGACCGTTTACAAGTACCCAGTTACGTGAGATATATTCAAAGCGTATATCAATGCCTTCCGGCGGGGGTTGAGGGAATAGCCAAAATTGATTTTCTACTTCACGGAAAGTGGCATAAATAGTCTGACTGACCAAATCGCGGCCTTCCAAATACTGCCATTCTTGCGCGGACAGGGGGCCCCCCAACATTACGTTATTGGTTCTGTCCCATCCGGTTTGATTGATCATGTAACCAAAGTCATCAGGAAGATCATACTTCCCGTCGTCACCACCTACGGTCGTAATCGCATGCTCACGGACTAAGCCTTCCCACGCGGAATTTTGCAGAAGCTCATAACCTACAGAATTAGCCAGCGTGGTTAGCTGTTCAAACGCAACATCGGCCGCCGTAAAAACATCAGAAACTTTCTGTATGCCTACCTCAACTGCTATCTGGTTGCATATATCATTTATCGTCTTGAATCTTGCCATCAGTTTTGCTCTTTCGTCTGCGCCGCGCTTTTGGCGCTGGTTCATCAAGTTCAGAGGCTAACGATGGCGCAATCTCAACTGGCGCGGGGCTTTGGCCCGAAGATTCGACAGGCGCGACGGCTTTATGCGCGGCCAAAACCTGTTCCATCTGCTTTTCCAGATTGTCAATACGTTCGTCACGTTCTGCGAGTTGTTCTTGCAATTCGTGTACTTTTGATTCTTTGCTGGCCTGTTCAAGCCATACTACGGCCTTCGCTTTTAACGTGCCCAGACCCATAAACTTGCCGACGTTATTATCGGCCATAGTAGAAAGGTGTTCTACCGTTTTGACGTTGTGAAACGACAATTCTTCTGCCAGTGAGCGCGTGATTAACGGCCACTCGGCCAACGGCGTACCGTCTAACGGAACCTCGATACGCTGTTTAAACTTGGTGTAGTGTTCTGGAAACCTTCCTTTGTCCCGAAACGTAGCTGGACGACACGCCCCGCCTGTTCTATCGCCAGGAATTTTAATATCAATGTATTCAACGTCTGTAAACACAGGACGCCCTTCCTCAAGCGATTTGGCGTTATCTTGCTTGGGTTTCATGAAAAACTTAACCAGTAGCTTTTTATCTTCTTCTGATTGCTGGCCGTGTTCAAATGCGTGGTGATCGAAATCTGCTGTCTGCACTATATAAATCCTCTTTGTTGTTTAAATTATGTTACGTCACGGACAGTCTACCGCATCGTTTACAGATACACTAGCCGTTCCAAGGTCTTCATGCGAACTGGCAGGCAAAGAGCCGCTACGGCAGTACACAAGCCCGCCTGTTGCATGAGATTGGAATACCCTAACCTGAACATTGGCGGCGAACGCTACCCAGAGCAATACCGCCAATAGCAAGGCTAGAAGCACATTGGTTAGAACTGCGTTCATGTTTAAACTGCCGCTACCCAACCTTCTGCGAGGGAGTTCAGCACTGAATTCGCAACCGGAATTACTGTGCCGTCAATAGACGGGTCAGCCGCCGCTTTAGCCGCATTCGTCGGAAGCGTACCGAAGCGAATAGAGCCTTTCGGCAGTCTGTCAGGGGTGCCGCCAGAACTGGGCCAGTCTACTGTTGCGCGATCAACGTAGGGAAAGCCGCCAATAGACTGACTAATTTGCGGTACGCGAGGCGCAGGCGCATCGCCAGCCGCCAAGTTACCTTGATCGAGCAAAGTAAACTGCTCGGGAGTACCAACAACAGCGCCTTTCAGCATATTGATACCGATACCACAAGCGCAAGAACCGCTAAGATTCATACCGTTTTCAAAATTTGCGGCGGGGGTTTCAAGGGCGCGGGCGTTTGCCGCTGCGGTGTCTCGAAAAACTGTCGGTTGTAATTCTGGTGCTGGCATTTTATTTTCTCCTGCTTAATTAGGGAAAGGGCGGGTTTCCCCGCCCTTATCGTTTAAACGCCTACTGCGTCGTAGCGGCCTTGGAACATCCGACCTGATGTGGTCAGATTGCCAGCCCACGCCAAGATTTGAACCTCGGCATCCTGATTGGTCGCGTAGCGACGATTCGGGCTTAAAGGCACCATGTTTCGCGCACTGTGCGGGCGATAATGGATGTAATCACAGTTCAGGAAGAACGCTGTTCCTGCTGGCGCGCCTGACCCAAGTGACCCATTGTAGATACCGCCATCCAGCACGACATCGGCATCGAAGAATTTCAGGGACTGAAATCCAGCGTCTGCTTTCTGGGTGTTGGTGAAGCGCTGTTGAGCCTGCAAAGAGGCTACATAGGCGTTCCATACGGAAGTGTCACACATGATCAGATCGGTGCGGTCTTGTCCACGAACCAGAGAGGCCCACAGTTGATTCCACAAGCCCTGAATCAGCGTCGGGTCAAGCCCTACTGCGGCGGTGTTGTCACTGAAAGCGTTCTGCCAGAATGTAAACGTGCTGCCATCAATGCCGCCGTAAGGCGCGGCTGTTGGGTCAAGAGGAACAGCCGCTTCAAGGCCATCAATCTCTTTACCGCCAGAACCAGTACCGTCGCCGTATAAACCACCAGTGACGAGATTGGACATGGATGATTCAGCTACGCTGAGTCGTGATTCCATCAGATCAATCATCTGTTCGCGTCCGGCATTCTGGAGTTGTTCCAGACCGGATATGATGACAGGAACTGCGGCCTGCTTGATGTTGTACTCTGCCGCGCTGATGACGTCAGAAACACCGACAGGCAACAGGTCGTAACCAGAATACCAGCCCGCATTCGCGTTATCGGCGAAAGAGAGTTCTTGCAGGATTTTGTAGCCGCCAGAGAAAGATTTGATCTTTCCTTTCGCGGATAGCTGCATTAATACAGCGTTGTTGTTCGTGACGTTATCAGCGATTTTTCGAGTTCTTGACTCGATGGTTGTCGCCATAATGTCTGAGATATTCGCGTTAGCAAAACTCATTGGATATGCTCCTTTGTAGGATTAAAGTAAACTTCGTCTATTTACCTAAACCTGCCGAAGCTGGGGCGTTGGTTGGTGGCCTGCCTTCCCTATTGGGATGGGGCATATCGGCACTGTGGCCGAGTTTACCCCGTTTAAATGCTGTGTCAACCTGTTTGAGCGTCCCAAGCGGCTTCAAGTGTGCCGCGCATATCCATATCGCCTGCTCCTGCTGGCGCGCCTTCCGCGCCCATGATGCTGCTGGCCGCTTCACGCTTGCCTTCTAACACCTGTTTACCACTCAGTAACGCTGCATCGTTGGCGCGTTTAATCAGGATTTTGTTAATTTCTGGGTTCATCGCGCAGGCTTTGTCGTATGCTTCCTGTAGCGGCATGATAACATCACGTTTTTGCGCCATCTCGACCAAATCAGCCATGTCGTTCTGGACATCGGCATAAAATTCATTAGCCTGTTTAAACGTAGTTACTTCGGCCATCATTTTCTGATTGGAATCAAAATTCTGTCGCTTGGTGGTTTCGTCCATCTGGGCGAGTAGCTTGTTTACAGGGGCCATACGTTGATTAATAATCGCCTCAAGGTCTGCATTCGCGCCTTGTGCTGGTGCTGGCGTACCACCGCCGATATTCTGCGACAGGATGGTATCAAGCATATTCACGTCGATACCGTAATGATCGATGAATTGCGCAATTCGGGTCGCTTTTTGCTGTGGTGAGCCCATTCGTAGCGTTGCGACGGTCTTCATCAGTTCAGAAACGCCCGTTATGGGGTCTGTAGCGCCCTCTGCGGCGATAACTTGCGCGTACTGGTCTGTGATGGTCTTGAACTGTTCGCCCATCTTACGATGCTCCTTACCCGCATCAAGCGCATGGTTCATTTCCAGTTCGCGTTTGGCAATCTGGGCCTTTACAGGTTCGGGAAGGTCTTTCCAGCCCTCGCGTGCTGCTGGAGTCCAACTTTCAGGCGCTTTTTCTATCCCGCCGTCGTTATCCCCGCCGCTATCCGATTTACCGCTTGTGTCGTCGGTTCCTGCGGCTGCGGCTGCGGCTGCGGCTGCGGCTGCGGCTGCGGCGTCGTCATCGTCCGTAGCGCCGGATTCTTTTCCAAGTATTTCCTTTGCTTCCGCTTCAACCTTTGCTTTCGCTTCTGTTTCTTTGCCTTCCTCATCGCTGAACAAATCTCCCGCTGTTAATTCGGCCTCGTCTTCGGTTTGCGTGGTTATCGCCTCGGGCTCGTCTTTCTCGATAGCTTCAATAGCGCGCTCTACATCAGCGCGCATGCTGTTGTTATTTTCAGCGGTCTGTTCTGCCTGTTGTGCTGTTGCCACAATAATTATCCTCTTTGTTGTTCGTATGCTCGATTGAGCGCGTTTAAACGGTCTTGCTTATCAGCCTTAGTGGCCCCCGTAAGGCGGTCGTCGCGGGATTTGGATTCGCGGGCAAACCAATCGGGCCCGTAATCCCTCTGATCGGTGACGCCATGCTTTCGGTTGTGTGATCGTAACTGGGCGGAGTCGCGGATTCTAGTGCCGTCAATGGGGGATGTAAAGGCGTTGAATGTATGAACAGCGGCGCTGTGATTGTGTTGAAGGGTGGATTTCTCCACCACTTTTTTAGTCTCTGAATCGTATACATAAACTTTCTTCATGCCTTGCTCAGTTACGCGCAAGCGCGGACTACAGCGAGGAAGAAAGCGTCTTTGGCGCGTTGGTCTGCTGGGAGTTCATCATACGGCATGAAACAGGGGTGTGTTCTCGCCTCGGCGTCTTTTTCTTCGCCGTATACCCATCCATTGGCTTCTTTTTCAGCGAGCCAACTCAGGTGCGAGTCTTCGGGGGTTGAATCTGGATTCGCCAGATGGTATCTAACACCGTTGACGGCGCTTTGACGTTGCCACTCGGGGGCATCTGCCCATTCTGGTTGCGAGTCGTCGCCGATATTCTGGCAATGCGCGCGGTTTACTGCGTGGCATATTTCAGCCGTTTTAAGTACGTTTACACTAGTTCTGTTCACTATATTTAACCCTCTTTGGTTGGTTGCGCGGATTGCGCTTGTCGATCTTTCTCATTTTCTTCTCGGTCGAATGCTTTATCGACCAATTTCATTTGCATATCCATTTTCTTGCCTTCCTTGACTTCCATAACCTTGATCTTAGCGACCGCAATGGCTTTTTGTATCTCGCCCTCGACTGCCCGATCGGCTTGCTGTGCGTTGATCTGGGAGGTCAGTAGCTCGGTCTGGACGTCGGCTTCCATCTTGGCTGCAATGACGGTTAGCTCGTTTTGCATTTTACCGTGTTCTTTTTGCATCTCGGCTTGTGCCGCCGCTTGCTGGGTCTGGATATCCATTTCCATATCCTGTTTGCGGACTTGCATATCGTTTTGCAGCTTCATCCCCAGTTCTTTTTCCTTGCTCTGGGCGCGGATTTTTTCAAGTTCTAGCTGCCCCTGCATTTTCTGTTGCTCTGGGTCAGGCTTCTGTTCTTGCTGTTCAGGCTGTTTCATTGTCTCGATTGCCTGATCTAAGATACCCTCGACGTCAGATGCCCCTTTGTAGCCCGCCATGGCCCACTGGAGCATTTCTAGCAGAAAAGGAGTGCTACGGGGGTCTTGCTGAATTAAGGGCGTAGCGGCCTGTATAAACGTACTGAGGCCCTGTAAGTAATTCTCGCGTTCACCCTGTAACTGGGCGTAATCTTGCTGGGCCATCGTTTCTGGCCGAATTTGCACACGACAAGCCAGTCTTAGCGGACTTTTCAGAAGTTCTACCGCCTGCGGCACTCGTTCTTTGTCCGCGTCTGGCGCAAACTCCATGTTGGATTGTTTAACGATAGTCTCAGGGCTAAAATGCCTACAAATAACCTCGGCCTTGAGTTGCATCAAATCAGTGACGAATTTGGCAAAATCCTCACTCAGCGCCTGAATTCTGGATGACCCGTACTGGGCTTTGATCTGTGTCTGGCCAACGCCTTCGTATTGATTCTGTAATTGGCCCTGCATAACGTCTGCCATGCCCGTTACTTGCTGTAGCAGGCCGATAGTCTCGTCGCGTAACGCTCGGAGCTTATCGAGCGCGCCCACTATGTCGATTAAGGGTAGCCAATCAACCTGACCCTGTATGCCGCCTTTCTCGGCGAATAAAGCCCAGTTGTCAACAGGAAACAGGTCGTTTTCGTTGCCCTCTTTCAGCATCCGGCGAACACCGTCGGCGCTGGCGTCGTAAACACCGACTACTTTGACCGCTTCGGTAATAATCGCGATTCTGGTCTGTAGCACGTCTATCGCGTTGTATAAATCTTGCGCCAGATGGTAATCCGGTGTCGGGATGTACAGTTGGGTCGTAGGATTGGCTAGGAAAAAAGGAGGGCAGGGGTAAAAGCCTTTGAGTTTCAGCGTATCAGGTTTGCTGTCGAGTGTTTTGTCGTAACCCAGTGAAATCCAGATAACCCGCTGTTTGTTTTTGTCCCAAATCTCCCATATTTCGGCTTTCATCCATGCACTGGCTTGATCAGGGTCTGTGACGCCATCATCACGGGCGGTGACGTCCTGCTGGCGTAACGTGACGCCGTTGGCGGCTTCTTCACCAAAGCGTTTGTTTACCTCGTCTTTGGTCAAGAAGCTACGGAATCCTATCCACGGCAATTTTGCGAAAGTTCGGCCCCAACCCCAAAGCACATCACCCCAGTAATAATAATCGGCAGGCGCGCGCTCTGTTTTGACCTGTTCTTCTTGGCCGTTTGTCTCGGTTTCCACTTCGTATCGAACGCGGGCGGTGCCAAGTCCGGCTAACATGCGGTCTAAAAGCGCGGCTTTCAGGGTGGCGTCCAGTTCCGCGCCATTGTCTTCTAATTCAAGGCGGAGCATTCGCTCGATCATCTCGGCGGCGACTCTGGCGACGTCATCATTGCCCGTGTGATCGATTCTGGAGACATCGATACGCGGAAGTTTGCTGTAAAGCATGTCTTTGATGGTTTTGGTATTGGTGTTGAATAGGTTTAAACGAAACATGCCTGCGCTTCCGGCAATCTGGCCTGAATACGCGCCATGAAGGCCCGCGCCGATGCCTTGTCCAGTTCGATCGTCGATATAGCGTTTGGTGATGACATCGCCCATCGTATGCCACTGTTTCAGGCGTTTAAACGCGCTCCGCATCTCGATATCCCAGTATTTGTACTGGCCGCTTGGGTCTTTATCGAAGTCTTTGCGAGATTGTATCGCGCCTGCGGTATTGTTTGTTGAGGTGGGCATAAGTCTAGCCTATTCTGAGTTTTTCAAACGCATAGGAACGGTTATTGTCTTCACGATCTTGGAAAAGTTCGTCCAGAGTGTAGCCCTTTGGCTTGAATGTTGCAATTTCTGTCGGTTGATCGTTCGGGATATTGAGGTGCATTCGCGTTACGAGTGCGAAATAGCGGAAGGCGTCAGCCCCGTCAGCGGCCCAATCGTGTAGCGGCGCGTTGCTGAACGATTTGGTGAGTTCGTTGTATTTTCTACGGTAGCCTCGTAGAGTTTCCCATCCATCAGAACAAAGGTCAGCGTCAAACCAGACGTGGGGCAGAACAAGTCGAGCCGCATCGATGCCTTGCTGAACTTTAAGACTTGGCGTAATCCTGATATGGGCATCGGTATCTTGAAAGTGTGTGATGAACTGCTCGATTGTGCTGCGGCCCGTCTGCAAGGTTTTGGCTTTCGCGTCGTGGGGCAGGAATATGTTTTCATAGTCGTATCCAAGGGCGTCGAGGTAATCAAAATA